CTGGCGAAGGGCCTTGATCAGTTCTTTGTTGTCCATCGCTTCTTCACCTCATACGTTCTTTCAAAACGGAAGCTCGCCGTCGTCATCATTCAGCTCGGTAAATTCTCCAGCCGGCCCGGGCGGTAGGTCCCGGTCGCTGGCATTGCCCTCGCTGGGCGGCGCGGCCTGCTTGCTGTCCCCGAAGTAGACGCTGTCGGCCACCACCTGGACGGACCGGCGTTTGCTGCCGTCCCGGTCCGTCCAGAGGTTGATCTGGAGCCGCCCCTCCACCACGGCCATCCGGCCCCTGGTGAAATACCGGCTGACGAACTCCGCCGTCTGCCGCCAGGCGGTCACGTCGATGAAGTCTGTGGACCGCTCACCGGTGGCCTTGTCCTTGAAGTCCCGGTCCACCGCAAGGGTGAAGGAGGCCACCGGCGTCCCGTTCTGGGTCCGCCGCAGCTCCGGGTCCCGGGTCAGGCGGCCCATGAGAAAGATTTTATTCAGCATCCTCTACCTCACGGCCCCAGTAGCAGCCCTCGCACTCCACTTCGGGGTCCTCGTTGGGGTTATCGCAGGGGCGCTCCTCCCATTCAGGGCAGCCGCATTCATATTTAGTCATGTAAAGTCCTCCTTCATCCATTCCTCGCGGGTCTTCCCGCACTTGTGCATACATTCATTCGGCCTGTTCCACCGGGTATTGGAGCAGCACTTCCGGTCATACGGCGTCCACGTCGTTCCGCTCTGATACCGGAAGTGCATACCTGGGGCCTTCCCGCAGCAGTTGCAGCAGGACTGGCCCCGGCACGGGGAGGTGCAGGACTCAAGCCGTACGAGCTTGTCCATCCGTCTCCACCTGCTTCCGCCGCTTTGGCACCTTTGGCGTCCCATCCTCGTTTCTTGGACTCCCCGCCCTCAGCCAGCGGAGCCAGGTGTCCAGAAATTCCTTGTGGACCTGCCGTGGGCTCTTCGCCCCGGTTCCAACCTCATTCCTGTATCCGTGGATCTGGACAAGCTGATTTCCGTTCATCTCGATGGTCACATAGGGCTGGCTCGGGTTCTCGGTCCGGCGGAGAAACAGGATAGTCAGCACCCCCTTGATGTGCCGCTCGGCATAGCCGCCCACACAGTGGTCCAGGACCTTGCCTTCCCGTTTAATGGCCTGGGCCGTCACGGGGAACACGATCCGCAGGCCGTCCAGCTCAAACTCATATTTCTCACGGCGCGTCTTGCCGTTGAAGGCCGTCTTTCCGGCCACCGGCTCGTGCTGACGGACCGCCCACTCCTCCATGGCCTGGTCGTGGGCCTCAAACAGCCGCTCCGGCCACAGCACCTGGCTGTGCTCCAGGCACCGCCCCAGGTAGTAGGCCGCCGTCAGGTAGTCCAGGTAGGCCTCGAAAATGTCCGAGTAGTACACATTGTCATCGGACTCCTGACCATAGACCCCGTCGGCGTAGCGCAGGAAGCGCAGGGGGGCAAGACGGTACTCCTTTAGGAATTTCAGCACCTCCATGGGGTCGATGTCGGCCCACAGCCGGCAGAAATCCGCGCAGAAGGCCAGCTCCCACCGTCTGCCCCAATGTCGCTGTACATAGCTGCGCACCTCCAGAGCCTCCAGCGGGATGTGATTGGTCAGGAACAGGCGCAGCTCCCGTTTGTCCAGGCCAAAGGCTTTCCTCGGGTCCGTCTCCTCCCAGCACAGGACCGCCGCATTCGTCTTTCGCTTGTAGATTAGGTCGGCTACCGGCCGGAACAGCTCCGCCTTGACCAGCATCTCCACCTGCCTGGGGTAAATGGCATAGGCAGTCAGGTAGGAGATAAAATCATAGAAGTGAACGAAGTGTCCTCTTGGCCCATCGGGCCGGTATTGCCAGCGGTCGAAGAAGCCGCAGTACCGGAAGAACGGATTTTCGGTCAGGGCCTCACGGTTCAGGATCGCGTAGCTTTCATAGTGGTACCAGCTGATGCTGCCGAGCTTGAAGGGCTCCTGGACCAGCTTTTTCCGGCCCAGCTTGCCCCGCTCGTAGGTGATGTCCCAGGGCTCGCCCAGCTGGTGGTCGATCTCCATGGCCTCGCCCTGGGTGAAACGGTACCCGGAGGACACCCAGTATTGGGGCTTGGCGGTCAGGTCCTCCTCGGTGGCGTATGCCTTGCACAGCCACAGGGCGTCGGCGTACAGGGCCCCGTCCCGGCTGTGCAGGAGCACCGCCTCTTCCTCTGCCCGAAGCCCCTTGCGCTTACCGGCCTTGGACAGGGAGATCATGGTCACCTTCCGCCCGCACCAGGGGCAGGTCCAGGGCGTTTTGTGCTCCAGGTGGTCCAGCAGCTCCCGGTGGGCCGGGGTCTCTGTCCGGACCAGGTAGGGCACGGTCTCCTGCCGGCCGCAGCAGGAGGTCCACAGGCGGGCGGTACCCAGTCCCTTCAAATTCTCCTTGCGGAAAAAGATGTAATGGGGAAACAGATCGTTGACGCGCTCCAGGTCCTGCTCAGTCACCGTGGGCCATTCCGCCATGATCCGGTGCTCCTCCTCGGTGTAATGTGCCATCTCATCGCCCCCTCAGAAGAAATCTGACAGGTCGATGAGGATACCGGGCTCCGGGGTCTCAGTCTTGGCAGGCTCCAGCTGGATCTTCATCTGGAACTCCACCTTGGCTCCGTCGAAGTAGAAGGCCGCCGCCCGGCGGTAGGCCTCCAGGTCGGAGATAGAACCGCCCACCCCCTTGGCCACCGCCGCCATGCAGTCCTGGAAGGAACCGCCCTGGACCACCGCCTGAGCGAACTCCTCGCTCTGCTGGGAGAACTCCAGCAGAGCGGCCCACACCTCAGACTTCATTGCGTTTTCTTTGCTGCCCTTGATGTTCTTGCTCTCGTCCTTCAGCCGCTTGGCCGCCTGCTCATACCAGCTGTCACGTCTCGCCTGTTCGCAACGCGGCTCTAAGCCGTCCGACTGCGCGGAAACCCATTCGGGGCCTCCGGCCCCTCCCTGGGCTTTCCGCTCCGCTCCCGGCTTAGCCCGCTGCTCACTACGGCTCAATCGCTTCTCGCTCATTCCGCGCACCTCCCGATGGTCTCACCCAGGGCCCGCAGAGCCTTTTCCATGGACTGGGCGGTGCTCTGGTCCTCCCGGCTCCTGGCTTTAAGGAGCAGGCCCCGCATCTTATTGACGATCTCCTGGCTCTGGTCAAAGAAGACCTTGAAGGAGGCCACGTCCTTGTCGGAGGAGATGGCCGCCGCCTTGAGCTGCTTCTCCATGGCGGCCAGCTTCTCGTTGGCGGAGGCAAGGTCCTCCTCGGCGGCCTTGCGCTTGGCGTCGGCCTTGGTTTTGGCCTCCTTGGCCTTGTCCAGCTTAACCTGGACCTCGGCCACAGCTTCCGCCCGGGCCTTGTCGATGGCCTCCTGGTCGACGGCCATGACGGCCACGTCCACAGGGGCCGCCTTCAGCTCGGCCAGTTCCTTCTGGAGCCGGGCCACTTCCTCCCCGGCCTTCTGGGCGGTCTCATACTGCTCTTTCAGCAGAGCCATATCGGCCTCCATCTTGGCCCGGCTGTCCTCGGCGTGCTTGGCATCAGCCTTGGCCTGCTCCATGGCTTTTCTGGCCTCATCGCGCTCCTTGATGGCCTTGTCCAGCTCCCGGGCGGACATGTCGATGACGTCTTTCTCCCGACCGTCCACCTCGTGGGGCTCGGCCATAAACTGCTCTCGCTCTTCAGGCGGCAAAGCCAGCAGTGCCAAGGCTTTGGAGGCTCCCAAATCCGCAAGCGTCTGCGGATTTGACCACTCCCGGGACAGGCGCATGAAGTTCTGGGCGGTCCGCTCGGAAAACTCCACCTGCTCCGTCAGCCAGGGCAGCCACTCCCCGTGGGACAACATGGCTTTGGCCTCGATCAGCCGCTTTCCGATCTCCAGGATGGCCTCGCCAGCCGTCTTTTTCAGCTCCAGAATCTCACCGGTGATGGCCTCAATGGTCCGCTCTGGGCAGGCCGTTGGCTTATCATCATCCAGTTTGCCCATCAAGGCCGCTTCGTAGGCTTCCTGCCACTCCCGGTCCCGGGCATCGCGGATCTCCTCCTGGTCCGAGATCACCAGATCATTCCTGGCGTTTGCGCTGTAATAGTCGCACTCCAGCTCCCGCCCCTGAAATTCGCACTTCCGCTCACACTCCGCCTGGAGTGGACACCGATCATTTTTCTTTGTTCTCATGGTTTTCTTCCTTTCTTCTCGTCAAAATGGCAGGTTTTCACCAGACGGAGGGCAAGCTCCAGGGCCTCCGCCGCCTGCAGGTGGTGGGCCGCAAGGTCGGACAGCCTGGCCTGGGCCCGGTGCCGCATGGCCTCCGTCTCCAGGATGGCCAGGATCTGTTTTTTGTTGAGCGCCATAGCCATCCTCCTCGAAGGGCACCCGGACGCTGCCGGGCAGATCATAAAACGCCTGCTGCTTGTACTCCGGCTCCCGCCGCTTGGGGGCCTGCTTGGGCCGCTCAAAGCCGGACAGCTCCGGGACAAACCGCTGGATCTCGCCCCGGAACACCAGGGGCCAGGTGCCCAGGCGGCCCTCCTTGTTCTTGGCCAGGGTCAGGGTCCGCTCGGCGTCGCTGGAGGTCTCGTCCAACCGCCAGACGAACATGACCGCGTCAGCGTCCTGCTCGATCTGGCCGCTCTCGCGCAGGTCGGACATCACCGGCTCCCGCCGCTTTCCTTCAGACGGTCTGGAGAGCTGGGACAGGGCCACCACCGTGATGCCGTGCTTCCGGGCCATATTGGCCAGAGCCCGGGAGATGTCGGCCACCTCGTCCTGGCGGCTGTCCCGCTTCCCGCTGGATTGGATCAGCTGGAGGTAATCCACATAGACCACCTCGAACTTCCGGGCCATGACCCGGGCCTCGATCTGCTCCACCGTCCAGCCGGCGGATTCCACAATCCGCATGTTGTGGCTGATGATCCGGTCGGCGCTACCCTCGATGAGGCCGTATTCCATCTCAGACAGATTCCGGCGGCGGAGCTTCGCCCCCGGAATCCCGGTCACCGAAGCCACCAGACGGGTAAACAGCGTGTTCCGGTCCGTCTCCAGGGAGAAGAAACCCACCCGCTTGGTCTCCGACTGCTTGTAGGCCATGTGCAGGGCCAGGGCCGTCTTGCCGTCCGACGGGCGGCCGCCCAGGACCACGAAGCTCCCGGCTCCAATAGCCAGCTCCTGGTCCAGAAAACCGAAGCCCCACGGGATTCCCTGGGGCGCCGTGTCCAGGCTGTCCGTGAACTCCACCATGCACCTGGCCATGTCGGCCTCTTCGTCCTTACCCTGCTCGGCCAGCAGGTTCTCACCCTGCCGCATCAGGGCCAGCCCCTCTGTCTCCGGGTCCTCCAGCTCCATCAGCTGGGCACCAAGCTCCCGAAACCGGACTTTCAGGGTATTTTTCCGGGTCAGAGCTATGTACGCCTTGATGTTGGCGGCCGTGGGCGTCAGGTCCATGAGCTCCAGCACGTACCGGTTGACCGCCGCGTCGTGGGGACCAAGCAGGTCCAGCAGCGTGACGCGGTCCAGGGTCCGGTCCTCCAGATACAGCCGCCGAAAGGATCGGAAGATGCTCCGGTTGATCTCCATGGTGAAGTCCGCCTCGGTAAGCTCGTCCACCACCAGGCCGACTACCTTCGGGTCGATGAGCATGGAGCCGATCACGCTCTGCTCCGGCCCAACCAGGTCCTCCCGCCGGAGGGACAGCTCACCGGACGCCATAGCGCACCTCCGGAGCAGCTGCCGGACGCCCGGGGCCTGTCCCCTTCAGGGGGAAGACCGACTTCCAGCTGTTTTCGATGGATTGGTCGATCAGCGCCAGCTTGACGTCCCGATTTCCCTGGGACAGTTCATCCAGTTTGCGAAGCAGACGGGTGATGGCAGCCCTGGAGTTGATCGCCTGCTTGTCCTTCCGGATGTCGATCAGCGACGCCAGGGCACGGGCGAGTTCCTGATCGGTCCCTACATAGCTGCGCAGGACCGGCTTGGCGTCCTCTTGCAGCTCATACTTTCTCACTCTGCGCCTCTTTGCCCCCTCGGGGGGTAAGGGGGGTTCTTTTGTTTCTTCTTGGTCTCTTCTTGGTAATGGTGGGGCGATTTCGCCATCTGCACAGGGCGATTCCGCCACATGCATCTGGCGATTCTG